TCTTATTTTTGAAACGTGGGTCCGTCTTAAGTACAATCTCCGCGGCGTTTTGCTCAGCCTGTTTCTTGGTCGTTGCAAACCCAGACCCACAGTCCATCCCGTCCACAACAACCGTGATGAAGAATTGCCCGTTGGTTTGTCCGTCCATACGGTATTCGGGCAAGGCGTACTTGAGGGCCTGACACCACCGCATGAGTTGGTCCTTCCAATTATCATCTACGAGGGACGTCTGAACCTTTGTGAATGACTCGAGGACAAACCTCTTGGCGTGCACCATACCGAGGTCCAAGTAAATGGCACCCACAAAGGCCTCAAACACATCCTCCATAATGTGCTCGTTGGTGTTCCAGCCGTTTCGCTCACCCTTTTCATCCATCAAAATCATTGTGTTCAGACCAAGCACCTTGGAGATTTCGCACAAAGTCTTTCCACGGACCATCTTCGTACGGGCCTTGGTCAGGAACCCCTCTTGTTCCTTTTCGTGAAGATCAAAAAGGTGTTTGGTAATGATGAATCCAAGTACGGAATCACCCATGAACTCGAGAGTCTCGTAAGAACCAGTCAGGCCTGAATAGCGTTTCAGGGCTGACTTGTGCGTAAATGCGCGACGATACAATGCAAGATCTTTGACTTTGGTCCCGACCAGAGCATTCACGACATCACGTGAAAGTTCTGGAGGGGGGACGAGAGGCGCTTGTTCAACTCGTGTAGTCTCCATGGTTAGTTTATATTACACACGAGGGTTTGTTTTAAGTGTCTTGTCATGGGATCTAGGCAGTCGCGGCTGCGGCGGGCTTGGCGACCTTGGGGCGCATCTTCTTCTCCTTTGGGGCGGCAGCGTCCGAAGGACCTGCCGCGGCGGCCTCCCCCTCCGCCACTGGCGCCTTCTCCTTCTTGGCACGGGGCTTCTTCTCCACGGGGGGCTTCTCCTCCTTAATGTAGTGCGGGTTGATGTACTTCTGGATGTTCAGGAAAGTCACCTGAATACCCTCAGGAACCTGCAGAATGTCCTGCAGGGTCGCATCCAGGCTAATGTTCTGACCCGCCTTCAGACCCTTCGCCTCAACGTACTCATTCACCTTACGAGTCACCTGAGACCGAGAGATCTTCTCATCGATTGCAAGACCCAGGAAGGCCCGCAGCTTCTCGGAAACACCCAGAGGCTTGTTGAAGCCGTTGTTCTTTGCCCGGGCCTCCTGCTTCTCACCAGTCGGGTCCTCAATGTACTGACGAATCTTGCGAACATCCTTGCGCAGGGCGCGCTGCTCCTTGGCAATGGCGTCGAGGGCGGCGTTCAGAGTCTCGAGAGTCACAGGAGTGTCCATCTGTGTTTGTACTATAGGAGAGACGTGTCTCTTTAAGCAAGGAAGAGCATCAAGGCGAGTGACATTGCGACAGGAGTTGCAGCAATTGCAATAACGTCCCCGACCGTGTACGTAGGTCTGTTTGAGTTGTTAAAGGAAGATGCACCAGGAAAGCCGGATGCATTATCACTTTGGGGGATGTTGTCCCCGTACCCAGGAGGAAGGTCTATACCGGCCGAAGGTCTTACTTCAACACGGGTTGGAGGATTCTTATTTGCACATTTGCCAAGACAACACCCAGGGTCACATGCGTACACAAACCCATTCTGCCTGCTCACATATCCACACATATTTGAGTAAAAATTGAGAGGATCAGCCAGGCATGTACAATCTTTTAGAATGTATTGAGCTCCACAGGAATTCATGTACTACTAAAGTTAAAGATTATTTTTGTATATGTATTACAGATGGAGTACGGAAACCCTCAGAAGCTTCCAGATGGGCGATATTTCCTGCGTATTGCTGGAAAGACTCAGCAGGTGAATGGTCTTGTACTCCAAGATTCACTCGAGACAAAGACGGTCAAGTTCAATGTTCCAGAGGGTGCTTCAGATATTTTCAGGGCAATTGATGAAGAGCTCGTCGCCCAGGCCAAGGCGTCCAAGGTGGCGTGGTTCGGCAAGGAGCTCTCGGACGAGACAATCCTGAATGCCTTTCAGGAGAGCGTCACGGACGGGGTTCTGGATGCATCGCTGGCGACCGTCAAGGGTCAGGTGACCACAACTGCTTTTGATACGCAAAAGAACCCGGTCGAACTCCAGGCCGTCAAGACCGAGTCCAAGTGTGATGTCGTGCTCGAGTTGGCCGGTTTGTGGTTCCTGAAAAAGTCGTTCGGTCCCATTTGGCGCGTCCTCCAGGTGCGTGTCCGAGGCGTGGCGCCCGTCCCGACCCCCAAGGAGTACATGTTCACGGACGAGCCAGAGGACGATGAGGACCCAGCGGACTTTTTGGACTAGGCGGAAAAAATATCCCAACTTAGTATAAATGAATCGCAAGGGTCTGGCGATCGTTGTCCTCGTAGTCATTATTTTGTTCCTTCTGTCAAGTGGCCGGAAGAGTGGGTTCGGCACCACTGGCCAGAACGGGGGTGTGATGGGTATGAACATCTCTTCCGGCGCCGTGAATACAGGGGGTGTCACCGGTGGCGTGAACCAGCAGGCGCCGCTGGAGCCGGGCTCCGTGATGGCCATGGGTGACAACATCGGTCAGACCGTGTCGTCCGCCAGCCTGATCCCCCGTGACGTTGTGGCCACCGAGGACTTTGGTCAGTTCAGCCCAGACAAGATTCTGGGCAACCAGAACTACCTGGACCCCCGCAGCCAGATTGGTTACCCCGAGACGCTGGGAGGTGTTCTGCGTAACGCCAACCGCGACTTCCGCTCCGAGCCCCTGAACCCCCGCAACCCAGTGAGCATCTTCAACCTCAGCACGATTCCCCCAGACGTCATGCGGCCTAAGTTTGAGATCGATTACGAGTATTCCTAGTCAGTCGCGCAGCGACTGTTTTCCCGCGCCTTCGAATAGTTAAAAAAATGGTCCATTCTATCAGAAAATGGATTTTAAAACCGCTATGACTGAGTGGGTCGCCCTCAAGGCCCAGTTGGCCGCAGCTCGCAAAGATCTCGGAACGTTGAATACACGTGAAAAGGATCTTCGCAAGTTTGTGACGCAGCACATGCAGCAGAACGAGATTGATACCGTCAAGGTCCAGGACAAGGTCAAGGTCAATCTCAAGCTTAAAAAGACGAGGGGTTCTATTACCAAGGAGGTTATTCTCAAGGGACTTCGTACGTTCTTTGGTGGAAACGAGGCTCAGGTCGAAGGTGCTTGGAACGCCATCCAGGACTCGGCACCGACCAAGGAGACGCCTTCCGTGTCCGTATCAGGACTTAAGGAGCTGACGCCTTGAATAGGGAAGTAAAAATGGGCCAAGGTGACGAGTACTCACGTGATGCATACCAGTACGAGCAAACGTGGAACTCGGATGAAGACTCGGATGATTTTGATTCTCAACTCGACCCAGAGGATTGGCAAGCCGTCTATTCCGAAGACCTTTTGAATGCATGGTTGATTATTTACGATGAGCTTCAGCGCAACTATTTGACACACATTGTCAAGTATTCGCAGTTTGTTGACCTTGTTATGGAGCCTTGGAAGTGGGGTCCCGCACGCCTCCACCCCAAACCGATACACGCGCGGTTGTGGAACGAAATCTCAACTATTGAGACTATTGTTGAACGTGTATGGGAGGACCAGTTTCACGCGTGGGCTCAGTACTACCTGCGAGCGCTTACTTGAACCGGACCCTCCAGGGGCGCTCACAAATATGTGAGCTTATTACAAATGATCGACATTACAGCACCCAAGGTGCTCGTGCCGACGATTCTTTTTGCTCTCTTGAGTCCAGGGCTTTTGCTCAGCCTCCCACCAGGTTCTGGACTTTTGATACAGGTTTTGTTCCACGCTCTGGTCTTGGCCATCATGTCATGGGCCATTCTCAATTTTGGTTTCAAATTCACATTGACCCCGGCCGACTTGATTGTTCCCGCATTCCTCTTTGTCCTCTTGACTCCAGGCGTGATTCTGTCTTTACCACCAAACGGTAGTAACATATTCTTTTCGGGTCAGACGGGTATTGTACCCATTCTGGTCCATACACTCGTCTTTTCCATAGTGTGGGCAAGTCTGCGTGGTTTCTTTCCCCAGTTCTACTAGAGTATGAAAAACCTCATTATAGGTCCGGGGGCTATGGGGTTCTTTATGTTCCTCGGGGTTCTTTCGAAATTCAAGAGAGACGGCCAACTTGACGATCTCGAGTCCATTTCGGGAGCATCGGCCGGGGCTCTTCTTGGGTTGTTTTATTGTTTCACAAAAGGTGATACTGCAAAGATTCTAGACTTTTCCTTGAGTGTTCCTTTAAAGCAAATTATGAAACCGAA